GCAGTACCACGCTTTTGTAGATGATACCCACCACAGCTAGGACAAACCTGACCAATGGCATGATGATTGTGGTTCGGATGGTTCTTAATCCAAGGTAACAATCTGTGATAAAGTTTTTCCAATAGTCTGACATCTTGTTTATTATACTCCTCCATTCTGAACCAAGCATCTTTGTCTTTGTTCATACATTTAACCCAAAGCTCATGACCTTCGTGAGCAGTCTTGCTACCCAAACCTAGTCGTTGTGCTACATAGTCTAGCTTGTTGCTAGGAAATCTAAACTGACTTCGTACTTGTCTAAGTAAATCAATCTGCTTATAAGGAGCAGGAGGATTCATGTTCTGTAACAAGAACTCTTTGTTCAACGTAGGCATATCAAACTTAGTACCGTTGTAGTGAATAACTGCATCAGCTTGTGAGATCAAGTCATGAATTCTACTCAGCATCTTTTTAGGTTTAGATACGTGAACAGAATCAAACATAATCTCGTCTTCGCCTAGCCACTTAGCTGCCCAACAGAGTACGTAAGAAGATTCCATCAGCTGATTGATACCTACGTTTTGCTGCCAGATTCCCCACACGTGTGCTACGTTTGGACTGGATTCAATATCTAGTAATAGTATCTTCATTCTTGTGAGTATTCTCCGTGTAAGTCGTACCCATATATTGCACTTAGGAAAGTAATAAACTGTCGATGTACTTCCCAATGCGGATCTGAATCATTAACAGTAAATGTATGTCGAACTGTACGTTCACTGTCTTTGAAGTTTAATTCATATTCATCTTTCATCCACGTTTCTCCATAGTGTTCTGCCAAACTTCTTGAATTACTTTAAGTCGTTCAGCATCGTTACTCTTAACCATCAATAAGAGAGCATCAACTTGTTTGATAAGCAATGTGTTCTCTTCTGACAGGCGATCCATCCTTGCTCTCATCATCCTTGTTTCAACATCTAGAGTTTCAATCTCACACTCACGATCATATAACTCATCGGCAAGTTCAGAAAGTTGAGACTCATAGCTATGATTGTTACAACTCATTTGCTCACCATTTTAAAAAAGTATTCTGCATCTATAATAGCTAGTGGTCTACTTTGATTCTGCTTAATGAACACTACAGGTTGATGATAACCGTGTTCCTTAGCTTGTTCGTAGTAGTTATATACAGCAATCTTTGCTAGGTTCTTACACTCCACTTGGTAAGGAAAGAACTCTCTAGCTGCCGGACTTAACTGTACATCTTCACCACCTGCACCCATACTAGTACTTCTTACATCGTCCTGCTGTAGGCTAGGGAAGCTACTAAGTATCTTATCCCTGACCCACTTTTGTAGGTTTCTTCCTTTTGCTTTTGCTGACTGGGGTTTCAAGTTTAACTTCCTTTCGTTTCACAATCCATGACTTTGGTATATGCATCCTTGCGTTACTCATCTCACCGGACACTGTAGAAGCTAGACAGATACCATCGTTAGTCTCTGCTACTAAGTAGCCTATAGTTCTAACCGGATGTATATCTACCTTTACTTCGTCTTCCCATCCTCCGTCTGAGACTGCATCGACCCACTCGATGTAGACAATTGGGGAGGTTGCCAAACTTGGTTTACTTGTCTTTGTAGCCACAGGAGTTGTCCGTTTTCCAGTACTCGCTCCGAGTCTCCTTTGTACGCTTCGAGTACAGCAAGATACATTTCGTTTTCGTCTTTGCATTCTTTAAGAATCCTTTCCGCTTTAACTGCACCAATTCCCTTGATACCGATGATATTGTCAATTCGATCTCCTGTTAGTATCTGAGTATAAAAACTCTTCAATCCTTCGAACTCTGTAACATGATAGGTTTCTTTGTTCCTATAGTTATAGTGCCATCCTCTGAATTGATTCAAGTCTTTATCGATATGAACCATAATAACTTCTTCCTCCGGTACAGCATAAGCTGCTATGCCTACTGCATCGTCTGCCTCAACACCTTCCGTCAAGTGAAACTTCCATTTCTTTAGCATGTGTTCACGGAGCGCGGTATAGTGTTCAGGCTTCTCTGCTTTACGCTGACCTTTATAAGGTGCTGTGACTGCGATATCGTTACGGTAGTTTCCTTTCCCAGTAATCCAACCTTCGTAATCAGTAGCACCTATATCGGTAAGAATATTATTGATCGCTTCATCGAGTCTCCATTTAGCTAAAGGTTCTTCAATGTCTTGACTTGAAAAACCGATAGCATAAACTAGAGAATCAGCATCGATCAAGGCTTTCTTAGAGGATGTCGTCATCGTCAATGTCGGTTACAGCCACTGCCTCAGGTTCGTACTTCTCTAGCTGAGTAACTGTAATCTTCTTGATCGAAGGTGCGTTACCGTGCATAGCACTCATACGGTGTGTATATGAAGACACTTCAACTTCAACCTTAGTACCGTTACCGATGTCATCAATCTCTACCTTGTCACCTGACGGTGTTGCAGGAGTAAACTCATACTTACTCTTAGCCATGATAAAGTTACCTTGACCTTCTTTGTTCTTAATCTTGATACCTAAAGACTTCAACTTCTCACAGTCTGCATCAGAGATGTTACCTACTACAGCTTCGAAACGGTCATTGTCAGGGTTAAACTTAGTGTTCAACTCTTTCATCCACTTAGACCAAAACAATTCACCTTTAATTTTTACTACGCTCATTTGAATTTCCTTTCAAGTAATTGATACTACACATATATTATACCACATTTTACTGCAATGTAAAGCTTTCTGACAATTGTTTTTCTCTTACTATATCTAGACAGTCTTCAAGAAACGCTTCAAGTTCTTCAATGTTTAGATAAGTAGCGAGTACTAACTTGTCATCCTTGTCAATACCTAATCCTACTACTAACTCAACGTCATCAGGTATGTTCATGGTCTATGATCCGCATCTTTATAAGCACGATACAAGTCTGCTAAATCGTGATTAGGTGTGTATGTTTTAAGACTATGAAGATAATTCAAAGACTCTCTACATGACTCAGCAATCTCTTCAGGATCTTCACCCATACGCAGCATTTCCATGATGCACTGCTTAAGTTTCCCATTCATCAATGTGTTTCCTTCCAGTTATTACCTACCTTATACTCACCGGTAAGAGGGCAACGCATGCCTTCAGGTTTCTTAGTAGTATCATCTAGTCTACCTAAGTACTTACCTGATTCAGCGATAGCTTGTACACCCATCTTGCCTACCTCTTCTGCCCTGCCTTCTTCTACTTCGATCTGCCATTCATCATGCACGTTAGCTACGAACTTGTAATCAATCTTTGCTGACTTAAGTTTCTTATCTAACAATACTAACGCTTGCTTCATGACAACTGCACCTGCACCTTGAAGGAGCGTGTTGAGTGCGGAATGTTCCGACCTAACTTGTAACCTACGTCCATCAAGGCTCGGGAGTGTTCCTTCATCAGCCAGTATCTTAACCACTTTCTTACGCAACGCTTGTAACTTAGGCGTGTTGTTAAGAAAACGAGCTTTAAGTTTCTCTCCTTCTTTTGCTCCACCACCAACAATCTTCCCGATCTTGGCATCCCCTGCACCATAGAGGAATGCATATATAAACGTCTTAGCTTGATTCCTTGTTTCCAACCCCGCTGCCTTTTGGTTGGCTGTATGGACATCACCTGATACGACCTCATTTGTATACGCATTGTCTTTCATATAGTGAGCAAGCATTCTTAACTCCAGTCCTGAAGCGTCAATACCTACTAACTTATATCCTTTCTCTACTATCCAAAGAGCACGACAGTCTTCACCGTACTCGCTGCCTGAATTAGGTACTTGTGCCATGTTAGGACTCATGTGCGTCATTCGTCCTGTGACTGCACCGTTAGTGATAACACGTCCATGTACCCTGCCGTCATTTCTAACTACCTTTAACCAAGAATCTATCTGACTGATTCTCTTTTGTAACAACAAGTATTCACCGATTAACTTTGCTTCGGGGATCGTGCTTTCGTTGAGCGTTGTTTCGTCGACGATTGCTTGTCCTTTGTCGGTAAATCTTTTTGGCTTCCAACCTTTTTCTTGGAGGCGACTGGCGATTTGCTGTCTGCTTCCGGGGTTGAATACTTCGACATCATCTTTGAGTTTCTTTCCTGTCTTTTCTGAATATCTTTCAGTTGTTTTCGTTGGAAATACACTCTGTAATTCATCTTCAATATTGCTAAGCTTACTCTTAAGCTCTGAGATAAGTATGATAGCACCTTGCTGATCCAACTTGAATCCGTTTTGTTCTTGCTTGCAGATGATTGCTTGTACTTTGTGTTCAAGATCAATACTCCTTTTGTCAAATCCTTGGTTATTAAATTCTGTTACTAAATATTCGTACAGCTTCTGTGTTACTAATGTGTCCTGTATGCAGTATGTAATCATTGCTTGACTAATACCATTATCGAACTCATTAAAGTCATCTTTAGGAAATCCTAGTCTATTACCCCACGATGCCAGACTATGACCGTCTTCTAGGTTTGGACTTAGGAGGCGACTTGCTACGAGCGTATCGTACACTTGGCTCAGCTTCATCGAAACTTTCCAGTTCTTCCGGAGCACTGGTGCATCGAAGCTTATTCCGTTGTGCATGATAATCAAATCGCATTGATCCAAATACTTTTGTAACCCACTTACTTCCGTCCATACCTTAACCTCGTTAGTTTCAATGTCTCTTGTAACTACACACCAAATCTTATCGTGTGTGCTATTGGTTTCAATATCAAGTATAATCTTCATGCTATTATTATACCACGAATAATTTAATTAGTCCACCCACGTACATTAAAACTGCAACTATTTCTACTACAAATAATGCAAAGTCTTTTTCACGTAGTCCTGCGTATGCCCACAATCCTGAACCAATGAACCCGAACCACAGATTCAATGGAAAGATATTAAGACTTGTCAGTGCTATCCCGATCAGGCATAGTATTGTTCCTGTCCACTTCATCATTCCCTTTCGGTAATTTTTTAAAGATACTATCCCAGTTTTTATCGAATTGTTCCCGATCGGTAATAGGTCTTGGTGTATCTCCTTTACCGTTACCACATGGTCTATGCTTCATCGTCTACCCTTTCTACTTCAGTCCAAGCTGCGAAGTGAACAAGATTATCTCCGTCCTTGCAGTATGAATACATTCCATCAATGCTACCAAACCAGTACACCTTATCGTACTCTGCTTCAGGTGCATCAGGCGGTACTCTTGGTTCTTCGTCAATGATTCTGAACCTGTCACCCTTCTTTAAATCATATAGCTTCATCTTTTATGCTCCTTGTAAAAGTCAACTAAACTCCGCAGTACAGTTATGTGATATGCTGCTTCCTCTAACATCTCAGCAATTCTATCAGGTTCATTATTCTGTACCGACTTACGAGTCTTGATTTGTCTGCGTATCTCTGCACGTTTAACTAATCGTTCTACTATGTCATCAGTCATCTATTCACCTCCACTCCTTGTCTAACCCTGTTAGGGAATCTCTCTTCTAACCAAAAACATCTTCGATCATAGTCATTACTGATTGCTCTGTATCCTACCCAAACTGTATCACCCTGTCTGTATGTAGTACACTCAACCATGTACTCTACGTAGTGGTTCAGTGAGCCATAAGCAAACCCACCCATGAATGCGAATACAAAAACAAAAGCATAACTCACAGTGAAGACTCCTCCGATGGCATCTCATTCATGCGACCAGTGCCACGTGTGTACAACAATCGACAAGCTTTACCGGTTAGTCCACTGAAACGATTCTTTAAAACCCTGACGTGAGTAGTGTTTCTCTCAATCGGATCTTCGTGCTGACCGTTACGTTCCAAGCCGATCACTACATCACTTAGCTGTGCAATTGAACCTGAACCACGTAGCTGTGCCAGTGAAGTTACTGCTCCTTCCTCGTGACCTTTATCACTTGGACGTTTCAGATGTGAAACAACAAACAAACTGATACCTGTTTCCTGTACTAGCATGCGAAGCTTTGTCATGATCTCGTCAATTGCTTTACGCTCATCACCGGACTCTTGTGCAGATACAATGATACTCACGTGGTCTACGAAAACATACTGGCAATCAAGCCCACGAGCCATAAACCGTACCCGATTAAGAATATTATCGATAGAAGTACTCCCGAAATGATCAAACAGGAATAGCCTATCAGTGCCAAGAGTCTTATCAAAAGCGTATCTTCGTTCATCGTCTGTCGCATTATTGTCCGGTAAATGTAATGGTTTATTAACTGCCAAGCTCATCAATGATTGTGCTGTCTTCTTAACTGACTCTTCCAAGAACATCAAGCCGATGTTATCTTCTGAGTTATTCAAGATGTGCCATACAATCTCACGTAAGAATTGTGACTTACCTAGTCCTGAACCTGCTGTCACAGTAACTAGCTCACCCTTACGGATTCCGTATGTTAAATCATTAAGACCGTTGTATGGATACAACACATCAGCTTTCTCTACAGGTGCTGATACGATATCCCATAGCGTTGAACCTGCTACGATCCCATCAGGTACGTACTTGTCAGCGTTCCACCACTTCTCAATGAACAACTTAGTATCATTGTTGAATGAGTAATCACATGCATCCTTATGCGTAGTACCTGTGTGCATGAACACGTGTGCCTTACTACCAAACAACTCTGCTACTTCTTTACTTGCCTTAACACCCTGCTCATCAGCATCAAAGCAGATAACAATCTTCTCGAATGAATCTAGGTACTCGTACTGGGCACGACAATCCTTCAATGCATTACCTGCACCGTTACGAATAGACACTACAGGGTAACGCGATCCGGTCATCTGATAGCAAGCCATCGCATCAAACTCACCCTCAGTAATCGTGATAGCTTTGCCACCCTTGGTGAACAGATTCTGTCCAAACAAAGTAGCTTCACTCCATGCACCGTCACTGTTGAATGTCTTCTCTTTCTTTCCTCGCATCTTGGTAGCTACAAGAGTACCGTTGATGTCATAGTACGGAAAGTAGATCTTGTTATCATCCACTCTGACCCCGAATACCTCGGAAGTTTTCTGCACAATGCCACGTTTAGTAAACGGTATTACTTCAGCATCGTCAGGAATGCCCTTAAAACGCTCTGTATTCAATTTAAATTTATCCCTATAGGTAGGTATTACTGTATCATCGATCGCTTCTCTGACAGCCTTTGTGTTGGTCTGACAGCTAAAACAATATGTATGTCCGTCACTGTATATACTCAAAGCATCACTTGAACCACAATCTTTACATGGTCTGTGTGCTTTAACGACAGTGGAGGACTGCTTAACTTCGTACATTATCTTTCCTTAATGTTAGACAAGATTCTTTTGTATTCTTCCCAGTCTGATTCGAATCCTATCATTGCACTATCAGGATCGTTATAGATTTCAGGAAAGCTATCGTGTAAAGTATCTAAAAAGTTTAACCAGTTATCAATATCGACAACAATCTCGTTATTAAAATTCTGATTCATACATTCTATCGAATTGTCTTTTGTGATAGTAGTCTTTAATGTCTTCCATCACAGCATCATAGCCATAGAGATCAATCTTATCGACAATATCACTGATAGCAAAATGATATTCGTATTGTTCAGCTTCTAAAGTATCATCAAAGTGTAACATATAAGTCCTTATATAGTATGTTCTTACTTATATAGTATGTTTTTAACTTACATAGTACTATATAGTAATAGTGTATCATAAAATTACAGTGTTGTCTAGAGTTCTTTGTACTCTTCTGTATCTTCTTTCTCATCATTAGTTAGTAAGTCCTCACGTTCAAGTGTTGGTACATCTCTAACGATTGTGCTGTAACATTTTTGGCACATGTCAATGTACTCGTTAGTATGTATTGACTTTCGTGTGGATTCAAAGTCACTTAGGTTTTTATCACAGCAAATGCATCTCATACTTTACCCCCTTGAGTAATCCATTCTAGAATTGATTCAATGTAATCAAGCTTACCTTGCAGTGCTACTTTACCATCACTAGCGTATTGTTGTTTCATTAAATAGATTGTTGATTCCATGTCTGATA